TAGTTTCGATTGAACCTATGGGAGTCTCAATTCGTATTTTCTGAGGAGGAGGCGGAGGAATATTTAGAGTATCTTCCATTCTATCCATACCGTCCAGTAATAACGATTGCTTCCCGTTTATTCATCTGGCCTGGTCCAGGTTGATTTCGCGAGTTCAGTCAAAATCTCGCTATGTGTATAGGTATCCATCCCATCAAATACGCTCGGTGTGTCGCCATCCCATTTTAAGATCGCTTTCTTGCCGTCCAATGTTTTGCGGAGTGTTGCAGATGATGTCTGGATGGCGTTTGAAATCAATGTGTCCAACTGGTCGTCATTATAACTTGCCAGAGTGATGATCACCCATTTTCTTATATTATATCTGCTCATGATGGCACATCCGTTGAATGAGCTGGCCCGTTAGTAAGCGTTCCTGTATTGGAATTAGTAGAGCTATCTGCAACTGATGTTCCAGAACCTTCTTCAAATCGCCACCAGCCAATAAGTGAACCTGAATTTGAATCAGCAAGCAAATCGGTTGGCACTCCGCCATTATAGATGTTAGTTATAGAACCAGCTGTAAGTGCTGCATCCCAGATTGCGACCTCATCTAATTTGCCATCTAAAAATCTTTGATATGTCCCCGGAATATCTAAGTGCTGTCTACCAATGCTCATATTAAGAACCCCAGCAGTATCTCCTAAATTCTCATTCCAATACGAACCATCCCTTGTTTGCAAAACACCATCAAAATAAATACCTCCAAGTGAATTTGATGTTAATGTTCTTACAAAAGCAAAGTGATGCCATACTCCATCAGTCAAAGTTCCTGCATCTGGAATCCATTGGAAACGGTTGCCGGTGGCGTTATTATAAAACATGACTTCTGTATCAGCAACTTGAATAACGAAACCAGTGGAACCATTAACCTGCCTATTCCCAATAACTGACCTAATGGCTGTTTGAGTTGTCTTTAGCCAAAAAGTATATGTTCGAACATTTGTTCCCGGGTCTAAATTTGCACCAAGGTCTATATAATCATCACTGCCATCGAAATCCAGTGAATATGTATTGGTAAATCCAGACGGCGGATTGGAAATGATTGGTATTCTTGCCGGAAACATTAGTCTTTGATGATTCCTAACCTGATATCAATCGCATCAGCGGCTCTTGCCGTTCCTGTTTCTCTGACCACACCGCCAACATATACGCTCGTTGAAGTAGCGGATACACCAATCAGCGTTAATCCAACATTGGTTTTCGTTGCTATCTGGCCGTTGATCATGTCAACGTAATCACCAGAAGCCACATTCACAATCCCCAGGATGCCATCCAATACCGTGTCAGCACAAGATACAGCCGCATCCAGTGTCCCGAGATTGGTTGAGTCCTGAGTGAATACAAGATCAATTTCAACCCCGGCATCAACCGATGTGTTGGTCTGATCTATTAAACAAATGGAATGTAATAGTGATCTCCCACCTGGCACTGATACAGCGTTGGTAATTTCTACTGGATTGAACAGGACATCGTTTGCATCTATTGTTGATGTCTCAATAGTCGGTGTGACTGTGAGAATATCAACATCCATCTTTCCCAGCCGTTCGACTACCGGAAATTCTCTAATTTTAGTTTCAGCCATTTTGTTTCTCCTTTGTTACGATGCCTTGCCGAGCATGACAACTCTCATGGGCATCTTGGTTTTAATAGAAGTCTACTTTTTCTTTTTCGCCTTTGGCTTCTTCACCACACCGCCTGCATTACATTCCTTGAATCTCGACTTCAGCGAGTCCAGGTTATGATTTGACGGATCATATTTGATGACCGCACCACTCGGCTTTTTAAAATATTTTTCCATTTTAATCCTTTAGACGGGCGGGAGTTACCCCGCCCATCATTCAGTTAATCAATCGAGATTATGAAACGTCAGTTAACATATAGACACCAAAGCCGTCTTTGATCTCAATCTCGCCCCAGAACCCGGTCGCCACATAATTGACCGCTCTGAGCATTTCATCTCTTTCCAATGCTATTCGGAACAGACCTTCAGCACCTACGCCAAGACCTAATGCGCCTTTTGACATTGCAAACCCGGCGGCATCGCCACCTGAAGCGACATCTTCATCAATCTGGTCTGACCAGTAGATATCGAATCCCGCAAGTGATCCTATGAGTCCAGCCTGTAACGCTTCATCGCCTATTGCACCCATAATTCCAACTGGTGCGGCTTTACCAGTGTTAGAGGTTGATGTTCCGGTAGTATCAACTGCTGGGCTATGCAGTAAACTGATAACACCTTTATCACCCCACACTTGTTTTGGTGAAAGCACCATCGAATATGGAAATGGGGCCGAAGCGGCACGAAGTAACCTCATCGCACCGAATACATTTGCCAACGTCAATGGATTTGTCGCTGATCCTGATGTTGATGAAAATGCTTTCCCGAGGACCGTAAGATCCGCATCGAGTTTCGCTGCCACGGCATTTCCAAGTGTTGCTCCTGCCTGTCCGGTAATGTCATCGCCTGAACCCATGACCACAAGATCCGATACGGTTGCCGCGATTACGTGTTCAGATACAGTTGCAGTTCGGGCCGCCGTTGTGATAGCCACTGCCGTTGTCGTTGTTGCCTGGGTGGCGGCTGTTACATTGCTCGAAGTCAGTTTTGTCCAATCCGAAAATTGGACGTGATTTGATCCTCTTGAAGCCTGCTTCACGGTTACAATTGGGTACATTACATTTACGTGATTGAAGGCTATTGCAGCATCTCCAATCGTACGTCCCAATCCACCAGCGGCTGTTGAGGTATTAGTTAAAGCCATTGCTTAAACTCCTTTTAATAAGATTTTAATAAAATTCAGCCATACGGTTTCTTCATAGTTCCGGGACCAAATCCATTAAATACACCAACATTACCAGGAGCCTTGCCTTTCTGCACTCGTTCACCACGTTCTTCGTGGATGTCGAGGTATTCATAATAGCTGACCTTTGAACCTTTGTAAGAACATTCAATATCTTCTTCGCCATCAACTTTCTTGTGGCGGAGTTCATTGTCAGGATCGAGCTTTTGCTTGAAAAAGTCAGTCGCCATAACTGATCTTTATCTTTCCTGATGTTTGCGGATTATTGGCCTTCTCGTATCCTTTCGGATCGATCTGCGCCCACTCCTCGAAAGAAGCATAACCGCCTGTTGATGTTGGTTTGGAATTATCTACGGAAGCCGGTGAAGGTTTCGCATTGACTTTGTCAACATGAAGATCCAGCTCGATGAGCGGGAGCTTCCCATAGATTGCACGATCATCTTCAGGCAACTTCGATAGTAACGACTCACGCCGGGTTGCCTGATAGTCATCCCAAGCCTTTGATTTCTTTTCAGCAGAATCAAGTTTGGTAGTCATATCGGCCATAATCTTTTCGTATTCGCCTTTGCTTTCAAGCTGTTTAAGATTACGATCTTCGGCATCCTTCTTGATTTGCCTCTCTAAAGAATCAAATTTGACCTTGATGTCATTCTTTTCATCGACCAGTTCCTTAAATCGTGCGTATGGGACTTGGTCAACGGTCTGCTTCTCTTCGCTGGCAGTTTCAACGGTGTCCTGTTTTACGTCCGGGACTTCGACTTCTTGTGTGTCACTCATTTTTACCTCTTCGTTTGAGTTGATTAAATTCATTTGCCGATGATTATCTTTATATCCTTTGCCATGTATTTGTCGGCTTTTCGTGCCACTTCTTTCATGAGAATATTCACGACTCTGGTTTTATTTTCATCACTGAGATCGTAAAGGTCGGCATCTTTTTCTTCTTTTAATCCCAGTACCACTTCGCCACGTTCATAATTCAATTCAAATAATGTGTTCTTTGTCTTTGATTTTGACGTGATCCTGCGAAGTGTTTCGCCAGTGAGTTTGGCATTTACAAATCCTGTTTGTGTATCAGTTGATGCACCTTCAAATCCTTTCAGCTTCCGTCCGGCATCACGGACAAATGTCCGCATATTATTTCTTTTATAATCTGCATAAGTATATGATTTGCCTCTGGTTGAATATCTTATCCCGCTCTTGCCGTTCTGAAACTTTCCTTTGTTTGCATCTGCAATAATAAAAGATTTAGCCGCTTCTCCAGCCATCTTCCTGGAACTGGCATCGAGCTTTATTATATCTTGTGCTTTCATGCCTGTGCCATCTTCTGTGATTCAACCACTACCCAATCATGACGGCAGTTCCACCCGCCACGTTCATCAATAGGAAGCGGAAGATCACCAAGCCTGTACCCAACTGCATTTTGTGAGTCATCTAATACTGCCTGACATTCCGGTCTGGTAACATCATCCGACGGTCCTACATATTGGAACAACACATCAGCATCCTTGAATACTTCGCCGGTGGTTGCGTTTGATAGTCGTGCAAATGAATCGTTCACCAGCACTCTTGTCTGTGCGGATGTGAGGATTTTATCCTTGCCGAATGTTTCAAATAGCCGTTCTGATAAATCCTTTGCCGGTGTTCCTGAGATAATGCCACGAAATAATTCTGTTTTTAGGTTAGATGAGAACTTCAAATAATCCTTTCCCAGTTCTTCAAACTTCAATAGCCTCATCAATTCTATTGATTCAAGATTCACCGTTGATATTCCCGGCACTCCTAACCGTGCCGCGTGTTTTATCACTGTTTCTATCTCGCCATCAAATGATTTATACAGGCTTTCCAATGCGCCGCTTAGTCCAAGATTATCCATCTCCTTCACGAAGTCAATGCCTCTGGCAACTTCAATGAGTTCACGGCTGTTCAATTCCTGCAATTTCGGGATGAGAAGTCTCAGCCTGTCCATGAGTTCATCCTGGATTGATGATAGATCATTCATGTAACTGTCCACGTAATCAGGCACCGATCAAGTCCAGTAATGTTTGCGGTTTCTGAACTTCAACTGGTTCTGGCGGTACTTCCGCCGCCTGTTCTTCTTTCACTTCTTCCATCTTGGATGCTAACTCGGAGTCACCCATGTCTGGATTGAAATGGAGCATTAAGTCTTTTTTCGAGATTATTCCATGTTCCAGCTTCCAATCGAGCCAATTACGTTCTTCCTGAGGTGACAGCGGATAGGTCACTTCACTAAAATCAATGCTCAAATCTTCCGGGAAGCTCTTGCCTGTGTGCGTTTCATATACAACACGATCCACCTGATATCTCGCCTGTTCCCATTCACGCCA